GTGACTCGGGGAATCATTATCGGAGGCTGCAGTCTATTGCTATTAGCCGGCTGCACCTCACAAGCTGAACCAAGTATCTCAACCAAAACGGCCAGTTCGGTCGCTGCATCAGACCGCGCAGAACAAACTCGGCGCGACAATCAAGCGGCCGACGCGAGTGCCAAAAAGCGTCTCGGCAATAATTATCAAGCTACGAATGACCATATTACCAGTGCCACCGGTGCCGCCCAAGCAGTTGCCCAGGTACTCCATGAACCGAAGTCGCAGACATTTGCAGTCATCCCCACCGCTAATCGCGATGGCCAGGGGCACCACTATTATCAAGTGGATGCCTACCGCAAGAAGACGGATGGTGGCCGCGGTCATTATTTGAATAGTTACTTTGTTTATGCAAATGGTAATATTACGACAAAACAGACGAATTAATGGAATTTAGATACAAACGACAACAGCTTTTCCCTGCCATCATTGAAGTGTATGATAGCAGGGAGGAGCTGTTTGGGGTTCAAAGCATCTGGTTGTTTGTTAACCATGTTTCATCATAGATTAAAGATACTTAGCTGATTTGAAATGCCCACAAACTTACTTATTGTCGTTGTTACCTCATCAGTGATGAAAAATTACTGCATAAATATAGAAAAAGGTTTATTTTTTCGTGACTTTTCGCTATAATGAATATTGTTGTTAATTCAACTGCCCCAGTGGCGGAACTGGCAGACGCGCAGCGTTCAGGTCGCTGTATTGGAAACAATGTACAGGTTCGAATCCTGCCTGGGGCATAATTGGGTAAACCAGATGAAGCTTGAATCCTGTTAAACGTTGATTTAACGGCATTCAAGCTTTTTTCATTTGTACTAAAAAGCACTACTAATTTTAAAAATTTGTCTTTATTTGTCTTTAAGACAGAAATGTATACTTTTGAATATTAGTTATTAAAAAAATCCCCCACGCCGAAGCGCAGGGGAAATAGTAAGTTTACGAAGTATCTATATTATAGCACTATTTTGCTGCTTGTGAGGCGGATTCTGACGCCGTTTCAGTGTCAGATGATGCAGAACTATCCAATACAGCGACTGTGGACTCTGGCCCTTGCACTTCATCAGCAACCTTATTAGCCGTCACTTCAACTTGGCTTTCCTCATCACTTTTAACTGTTGGTGCTGTCACTGTTTGAACGTCAGTAATAACTCCCAGCATACCAAGGATCGTTAATACAGTGTTGATAACAGCAACAATGGCTGACCAGTCACTAGTAAATTTAACGCCAAACATGGCCAAGATTTGTTGAACCAAAACGATCAGTAAGGAAATGATCCCAGCGATCAATTTACCATTCAAACTACCATCGACATTCTTGAAGCTAATTTTTTTAATCATTATTTTCCCTCCTAAAGGAACTTTTCTGCGATATAAACAACTAACGTGACGAGCACGCCGGAAACTAGGACACCGATAACCCAATTCTGTATTTGAGTAACCCGTCCTATCTCATGCTCGACCTCAATTGACTTGGCCAGTGCCTTGTCAGCTTTGTCGCCAATATCGTCAACTTGATTCAGCTTTTCTTCGATGTTCTCAACTTTCGTTTTGGTGGCGGCCACATCCTTTTGAATATCCATTAATAACTTAGTTGTATCGTCATATTGTGACATTACCGCACCACCAATCTCTGGCCAGGATAGATAGTAGTGTAAATTGTCTTGCCATTCTGGTTAGCTAGTGTAGTCATGCTCATGCCGTTGCGTTGTGCAATTGTCCACCAGCTGTCACCATACTTGACTGTGTAATACGTATGGCTAACCGGCTGACCAGTAACTCGCTTCCCGTAGGCTGGCCCGTTGGTGACGCCTAGCTTGATAAAGCCATACAGGCCATTTGAACGGGTGTAGCGTGCCCATACATAGTTGTGTTCAATAATAACCGCGTTGTAAGTTACACTCTCACCCTTGTAATAGGTAGCCACTTGACGTACCTTGTCTGAATCCGTGTATCGTACGGCCAGAGTCCGATTAGGATAGAACACTCCACGTTGGCTGTATTTAACGACCTTAAAGGTGGCCTTCTTAGCTTTCTTATCCTTTTGAGCCTTCTTAACATTGGCTTTAGCTTTAGCCTTGCTAGCAGTCGTATAGCCCGACTTGGTAATTCCCGTTAAATCGACATTGCCGTCTAATCCGCCAGCTCTGTAAGTGCTAGTAAATTGGAAGATAGCCACGCCGTCCATTGATGGGAACCAGCTATAATCAGGGCTAGTTCTCACCAGATAGTCCGGATATTCAGGTACCCATAAACAACTACCGTATGCCTTCAAAATCAAGCTAACATCAACATGAGCGTTTAAATATGCCTTTCCAGAGTACAATACCGGCGTATAACCAGCCGCCTTAATGAGCTTCATTTGAGCTAGAATGACCTTAGTGTTGGCTGTCACGCTATTAGAAGCACCGTCCTCATAGTCTAGCGCTACAATTGAACCCTTGGGCGTCTTAACACGTGGCAAGTAATAGGCCATCATAGCCTTGGCATTGGTCATATTGCCACCAACACCGTCCCATAAATAGGTGTGTACCCGTTTACCAGCCTGTTGAGCTGATTTAACTTGGCTAGCATATGTGGTCTGAGGGATATTAGTCCCACCATAGAAGCCACCCGCCTGTGATAGCACGAACTTATCTGTGCTATAGCCAAATGTCCCACTATTGCCGTTATACTTAGACCAGTCGACCCCTTGTTCCCGACTAGTTGAAGCCTGACTGTTTAAATTGACCATTAAAAAGGCCATAAAAATGGCGCCCACCGTTAAGATGAGTGCCTTTAACTTGTGCTTATTCAATTATTTGCCTCCTATTCAAGACTACTATTAACTTGGAACTGTAATGTTGACTCACTCGGGTAAATTGACGTCCCAGTACTATCAACCACCCATACTTCTAGCTGATAGTCTCCCGCTGTTAAGCTTGTCATTAAACCCGCTGTTAAAGCTAGCACAATCTGACCAGTCGTTGGGTCTGTTAACTTAGCTGGGTCAACTGTGGCCGATTTAAGATAGCCACTAGCATTGCCCAATTTAACAGTAATTGAAGTGGCATTAGTTAAATCAGTGGCTACATTATCATTGCCACATACTAGTGTGAAGCTAGTGGTGGTATCGCCAATTTTAACCGTTTGTGGTGAAGTATCAGTAAAACTAAGCGTTTTCGCCATCTTTAGGCGCCTCCTTTTCAGCCAACTTGGCATTAAGCTGGTCAATTTGAACTTGAGCCATCGCTAATTGCTGGTCTTTAACGGCAATTGCTTGGGCATAGTTACTCGTTAGCTTGTTAATTAAAGCTTGTGCATCGATATTCATAATTTAAGCCTCCTGTGTGTTTGCTGTTCTAGTATTCTGTAGAAAGGTACGAGATACAATGTTCTTCTGGATACTCTGGTTGTATCTAAAAATTCTTGTTCTTTACGTAGCTGAATCTTTAGACCTTGACCGCTCTTAATTGGATTACCGTCATCATCACGGGCAACAACAGCTTCAATAAGTTCCTGAGTAGATTCTGAATAATCTTTGAGCGGATTCTCTAATACCTTAAGCATTCTTGTACGAGCAATAGATTGCATTCCTGATAATGGCGCTCTCCTAATAATTATTCTGCTTTAACTGTAACACTATCATCAGTAGTACCTACAGAATCTATAGAAGGTGACCCTTTTGATAGTTCTGAGACAATTTTATTGCTAACGTAGTCTGGTAAGTCTCGCATCCTCATATTGTTCATTTCATCTTGAGATACATATACAAAACCCTCAATATGAAGGTTGTCATCATAGGTTGCACTATAGCTTACCTTCCATGTCCCATCTGCTTGTGGATTGTTTCCTGTAATTTGAATTGCATTCATATTTTAGCTACCTTCCTTGTTTTAATTCTTCAATTTCAGATCCTAGCTTAGCTATTGTCATTTTATTTTGAATCTGGTCGTTAGACAATTGGCGTATCTTTGGGATTAAAACCGTCCATAGTCGGTCATATTCAATACCCTCTGCTTGACCATTATCGCCTTTAATTACAAACTCATCTAGTCCAGCTTTAATCAAGTCCTCAGCTATTAGCCCATAGTGTCTAAATACATTCATTTCTGGCTCAGACAAATCAGTACCGTTTGTTTTTGAGTCTGATAATTGCTCAGCAGAGCTCTTGTCAATCCAGCTAGACATATCAATTGAAAGGAGCTTATTGGCTGGTGATATACTAGTTTCTTTGGTTATATCTAGTTTATACTTACTTGCAGACGTGATACGCCCTAAAGTACCATAACTCGTAACGGTTACATTTGAACCACCAGAATAAGTCCTATTGTAAATAGAAGCAGATACAATCTGAGCACTTCTACCGTCCTTCCTGAATAACATTTGTCCCGTACTACCACTTTTTCCGTCGTCATTACCATGAATAAATAGGGCATTACCGTTGCTATCAGTAAAACCGCCTATTTCGTCAACAAATAGTGGTCTATAAAAGTTAATTGTACCTTTGCCACCGGTATCAATACCAAATCGTGCTGTAGGTCCGCCACCGGTATTATCTGTACCTTGTTTGGATATTTGCCAGTAGTCTGACGCACTCTTTCCGATAATGTTTCCGTAAGGGTTCATGTACATTCCCTCGTCAAACTCATTATCTTTCAAGTGCCCACCGAAATTAATGTTGGCATCGGAACCGTGCAATAGCAACCCAGCGCTGGGCGTTAAACTGATATAGGAGCCACCTGTTCGGTAACCGTTAAAAGTGCTGTCTTTGGTGTCTGTGTGCCCAGAGTCAATGGTTATCCCTTGACCGTGAATCGTGGTACTAGAATAAATATACTTTCCATTACCGTCTGGAAGCATAGAACGATAATCATAAATGATGGCACCTGATCGTACTGACGCCCTTAACGCTACTCTGCTGTCAAAATACGTCGACTTATACGCCCCGTCTGGCGTAATAGTCATTGGATAATAATTAGCGGTGTTATTGGTGTTATTAATAATGTCGCCAGCATTGAAAGTTGTCCCGTTAATGGTTGAACCATTAATAACTGATCCATCTATTTCGCCAGCACTGACAACATTACCTGTGTCGGGCTGGTAACCTGTTGATTGAGCAGTTTGAGTTAGCATAGGTGAACTAAATAGAGCATGACCAGTACCGTTGTATGCCCAATATTGGATAGCAACATAGACAGCGGTGCTTGGGGAGATGATGTTGTCGATTGTCTTGTAGGCCCACCCTTGTGCAGTTGGGTTGCCATTCCACGTGTTACCAGCATATCCACTAGCCAATCGGTTACCGTTAGCATCAAAGAAGGCCAGTGTAAATTGATACTTCATGGCAGCTTCACTACCATCGTCAATGAACCAAACTGATGCGCTATAAGGCTGACCGTGCAAACCATTTAATGGGTATAACTTAGATTGTGCAAATGTTACCCAAGTCCCAGAACCAGTTGAAGAGTTAAATCCAATCGAAGGAACACCGTCATGCAAAGTAGCATTTGAATAGTATCCTTTAGTGAATAAATTCCAACCGGGAACTTTGGTATTTGGATATGTGCCAGAATTACCTAATAATGCCGCATTATAAACTAGGTTAGTAACACCTCTGATTGTTAAATTGCTTGCTACGACAGCACCGTTTGCATCTGTTGTAAATGAACCATTAGGCGTGCTAAATGAGTTAGCGATAATGTCGACACCTTTAAGTGAGCCAGTGGTAACATTACCTAAATTGGCACTTAAAGCTGATAGTTGGCCGACATTTAACCGGTTAGTGTCTAGTGTTCCAGTAGTGATGTTTGACGCGTTGATATTCTTACCAGTAATCGTATTAAAGTCAATTGTACCAGCTGTTAATTTATTGGCACTAACATTACCAATTTGGGCATCGGTGATAGCTGCATTGGCTATCTGTGCTGTACCAACAGCTAGTTTGCCAATCTTAGCATTAGTAATTGCACCATCACCTATTTGTGCAGTACCTACGGCTAGGTTAGCAATCTTGGCACTATTAATAGCAGCATCTTTAATATTGGCAGTATCAACAGCTAATGAGCCAATCTGAGCATTGGTAATTGCACCATTGGCAATCTGGGCTGTACCTACGGCTAATGAACCTATCTTGGCATTAGTAATTGCACCATCACCTATTTGTGCTGTACCTACGGCTAGGTCAGCAATCTTGGCACTATTAACAGCCGCATTACCAATCTGGGCATTGGTGATTGCGCCATTGGCTATTTGAGCTGTTCCAATAACCCCTTTATCAATAACCGTCTCCGTTGTGATATGGAATACCGAGCCGTCCTTAACACCTGCGCTCAACGTCTGATAATCAGCACTTGCCTTGTTTGCACTTACTGCTGCTTGACTACCAACTAATATGGCACTTGAGGCAGCCTGACTAGCATTGTTAGCGATACTAGTGGCATTATTACCAGCACTTTGAGCTTGACTAGCAGCTGTAATTGCTTTGTTGGCACTCACTGTTGCTGTGCTACCGGCTAATACTGCGCTAGAGGCGGCTTGGCTAGCATTATTAGCAACACTAGTGGCATTATTACCAGTAATTTGAGCTTGACTGGCTATCACAAAGGCCTGTGAAGCCATCTGACTAGCACTATTGCCAGTTACCGTTGCTTGTGAAGCTACTATAGCAGCACTAGAAGCCGCTTGACTAGCTACCGATACACTAGACTGCATGTTATCCATGTCAGTGTTAAAGTTATTGCTTAAGGCAGTCTGTACGTTGCTTAGAGCCATATTGTAAGCGTCTGTGAGACTCTTATAAGTGTCCCGATTAACGTCACTAGCTTTAGTGGTATCCGTTAAGATGGCCGTCATAAAGGTGTTCAGGTTAGTATAGGCCGTGGTTAAAGCGGTCGTACTGATATTGTCATCCTTGGCCCGCTCTAAAATCACATTATACTGGCTAGTTAGCCCGTTATACTGTGATACCGCTGTCTGCTTTTCAATCACACTCATTAAGTTGGGGTCATTTAAGTTGGTAACCCCACCAGCTGCATTATCAGCCGTATTTTGAGCCTTAATAATTTTGATGCCATCATCGGTTAGAATGACTTGAGTTGCATTAGATTCAGCCATTTATAATCCCCCTTTCTAATCGGCCGTGTTATCATTTTCGCTGATCGTCCCCTTATCAATCACACTAGCTGCTGACCGTTTTATCATTGGAACGGTATACACCTTTTCACGTTCCATTGAAGCCGGGTTAATTAATAAGGCGTTAGTGTTAAACGTGAACAGCATATAAGGCTGACCATTTTGATAAAAGACATTGCAAGTTTCAACTTCACGGTTTTCATCAGTCAAATTAGGAAAATCTAGGTCATTATCCAGATAAACCTCAAACTCAGCACCTTTATGCACGACATTTAAAGCCCACACTTTATGTGGATCCTCATTTGTTTCTTGACCACCACCGGCTGCAAAGTAGAAGTAAGGAAAGTCTAAACATTCCGATTGGTAAGTGTTCTTATTAAAATCAATGCCATAATCAGTGATATTAAAGTTGTATAGCACGTTGTAATTACCTCCCAACAGGTCACTAGCTTTGAGAATGTCGGTACTACCATCGGAATAGCCAATTGAGACCATATCATGTTGACGATCATAGTTAATTCGGCCGTAACCTTTAAGAGGCATAATCTGTTGAACTCGCTTATCGGTAGGCTGTAAGGTAACTCCCGCTAAATATGGGAACCGCACGAGAATATAATTATGGTCATTCTTCAAGCTCACAATATTCCAGATATAGACCGTGTTATTAACTTCCTGTATCCCAAATGTCCCACCATGCCGACCGTGAATTTGTAACATCACTGATTGCACGGCAAACTTGCTATCCTGTAGAGCGAACATGGTATCACCAGAGCCACCGTCATCACGAGCACGACTAGTTAGGTACTGCCCATTGCTTAAGCGTGCCATATATTGAGTAGCTGAGTGGGCACCATTATCGTCTGGTCCATAAACGCCTAAATAACTAATTCCAGTTGGATCAAGCTTAATTTCAGGGTCGTCTTGAATATAATCTGATTCAATCGTCCCATGCAAGGTGCCAACGGCGTTACTTCCAGCATTGATTAAGTAGCCCGTTTGTTGGTAGCTAGTGTCAACCGTGCCATCGGTATTATAACGGCGCCAGATAAAGCCCTTGCTGTCAATGTATGATGAAATATTGGTGCTACCTTCCCAAGCCTGTAAGATTAAGCGCTTAGTCTGGGTGGTATCCGTGAAATTGTTACCGTCAGGCGTTATAGCAACCGGTTTAATCGAACTAGCGTCCTTCTTAGCTTCATCAACCGCCTTGCTGAGTGCATTCTGGTATTGTTCCATCCATGCTGGGGTGGCTGCTTGAACAGTTGTATACTCCCCAAAACCGACTGTGTTGCCATAAGGGTTAGCAAAGCTGATTGTCCGTTGAATAACCCGGCCACTAGCGTCTAATACCGGCTCAATTAGCTCATCTTTAAACCTAATTGTGGCGCCCAATGGTGGATTAAAGTTGGGTGTTACATCCACCTCATAATACGTTCTAGGGTGGTTGTATAGCTTGAGCATATCCTGTGCCCATGACTTTAAACCAGCTGAGTTATTAATCTGATTAGCAGTAACAATGGCTTCATAATATAGGCCGGCTTGCCAATCAGGGTTATATCGCTGGTTAGCATCATCATCAACGATGTAGGGCTTACCATCATTAACCGAGGCGATTGTGCTACCGTTAGCCCCGTAAGGAATCAGCTTAGTCACAGGTGTTGATACCGTTGTCCGTTTAATACTAGTCATGTTCTTACCGAATACAGCCTCGTTATAGACCACGTCAGCATTAAGCTGGTCAGTAATGACACACACCTTTTTCGTGATGTTCCCTTGTGAGTCAATCTCAACGTATGGGTCAATCTCGACATCATACGTTTGAATTAGCGTCTGTAGTAACGTTGACGCTTTCGTTTTGCCGTCTATGGTGATTGTTGGGGTCATGACATTAGTGGTCTGATAGTCTAGCGTCCAACCAGTGGCGTTAAAACACTGATTAAAGGCCGTCTGAATCGTGCTAGCACTAGCAGTAGTAGCGATAGGATAATGATGAGCTAGGGTGTACAAGCATAGGTTGGTAAAGTTAATGGTCGTCGTATGTTTAACAGCCGCACTAGAAGCGTCATCAGTTGAGTAAATGTACATGACATACCAATGACCTGATAGCTCGTCATAATAGGCTAGATTGTTACCAGCTACTACTTTATCTGAATCTGGTTGACCTTGAAGCACGTCTAAAGATCCTTGATGGTCGAACTTTTTAGATTGGGCATTTAGATTAATCGTGCCATTAAACGTGTCATTAGTACCCACATTAACGTCATCATCATAGCTAGTGCTAGTTGTATCTGAGTCGGCTAGTTGAATCTTAATGCTGTCGTTTGAAAATTTAGTAGCACCATCAACAGTCAGGGTACCAATCCGCTTTAAATTTGAATCTAGGATTAAATACTGGTTATTTAAAGCCATCTGTTAACCTCCTTATTTTAGTTATGTAAAAAGGCCACCCTTAATTGGGAAGCCTTTAAAGTGTTGTTATAGTAATCTGGGTAGATATTTAAGTGTAATTTGTGCGTCATCGAGGTCACCGATCATAGTTAGGCTATTAACCCCCGGGCTTAATTTGGGATAGTCCGTTGACCAGATTGGCGATGCTAGCTTACCGCCAACCGTGGTGCTATCTGTCTCACAATTTAAGACGATCTCTTGACCGGCATTAGCAATATACTTAGGCTTGTCTTGAGCCACATCATTAACTTGGTAAATGTCTAGGTGGGTGATTGATAGATAAGGATTTTCATAGGCCACCTTTTGGTCATCCTCGGTAATTGAATGCTTGAAGAATACTCCGCCAATACCACCTAAAGCCGATTGATAATTTGAATTACGATCAACAAACGTGCCGTGTACAATTAAAAATCGTTTAGGGTCTTTACATGGTTGACCATTATGACTGCCACTGGTGTAGTATTGCGTGAT